GAGGTGTTCCATGACTTGCTTGGCGCTGGCGCCGATGCCGCCCGCGGCCACCATCAGGCCGGCGATGAGTCCCTTGCCGCCGGTGAGCGTGGATTCGAGGGCGGAGACCTTGGATGTCAGTATGTCCACCTTCTCCGTCAGGCTGCTGACGGACTGAAGGAGCTTGCCAAATTCGACCGGGTCTATTTCGTCACCCATTTTTCACCTCGTCTTGTTGGTCATGATGAGCATTTCGCGGGCCAATCGCGGCCCCCAGGCGCGCTCGTTTTCCTTCGGCTCCCACAGCGCCGAGTGCCCCCACAGCCTCGGCAAGCCATCCGGCGGAGTGGCGCAATCCACATTCACCGTGTTGTTGAGGCTGCCAGCGTAGCCATCGCGGCCCATCGAACCCCAGTGGTTCATCGGTGCGATGGACGCCCAGCTCACCACGTCGTCGCCGGCGTTGTGCAGGCAGAGAACGCGGTCGACATTGTGGAAGTCCATGTCGCGGTCGAGCGCCGGGTTGATGAGGATCAGGGCGGAGAGCGCGCGGTGCTCGGCCTGGATGTAGTACGCGACCGCCGCGCCGTTGCTGTGGCAGACGATGGCGTCGCCGTCGGCGATCTGCGGCGCCAGGCGTGCGGCCCGGCGCCGGTTCTGCCAGTCGACCAGGCCCGGCAGGATGGCCGGCGAAGCGAAGGCGAGGCCATAGCTCCGCACGAACACGTCGAAGCCGGCGTCGCGGAAGTACGGCGCCAGCCTGCCCGTCAGGCCGGCGTTGGTGCTGTGGATGCCGTGGATGAGGTGCACCCTCACGGCGGCGGCCTCCGGTAGACGTCGCGCTCCCAGCGGTCCTTGCAGGTTGCGCCCGCGCAGGACTTGATCTCGACGGGCAGCCATTGCAGGTTGCGCACGGCGTCGCAGCCGCCGACGGCGAGCGGGATCACGTGGTCGATGGCCCATCCGGGGCACGGGCCGGAATGCTCTCCGGTGGCCGGGCAGGCGTAGAGCTTGCGGAAGGCGATCAGCACGTCGACGCGGCGGATGATGATCCCCGCGGCGGTGCGCGCCGGCTCGCCGCAGTGGCGGGTTTCGGCGAGCGGGTCGGGCGCGGCGACAGCCCCCAGCGGCAGAGCGAACAGCACCAACAGGATCAGCAACGGCTTCACTTCCGCCGCGATTTCGTTCATGTCAACCGCTCTCTTTCCGCCACGGCCTCTGCTTCCCTGTCTTTCAATATCTGCGTGGCGTCTGCCTTGGCGGCGATATATTCGCGGATTGCTCGAATGCTGCGCAGATCGATGTCGGCCAGTTTCTCCTTGATCTTGTCATTCGCCAGCACCTTTGCAGCGGTCACCTGCCTAGCTTCTTCGGCGGAATAATCAAACGGCTCGACCACCTTCGTATCGTCCGCCAAATAGGCGCGATAGTCGGCGTTTTCTTCGGTCGGCGGAATCAACGCTAAATCTGATCCGCGCATCACAGAACCATCATTCATTAGGAAGTATTTCATTGGAAGATGCCTTCTATACAAAAGAATGTCCCAACTGAACCAAGCACAGCCAACACTCCGCCTGAATCCTGATATGGTTCAAGCTCGAAAAAATCCCCCGGCCGTACATCAATCCACGGTGTCCATGCATTGATTTGTGAATTTGCGTTATGAACCATCGCGCCACGAATTGCCATGATTTCTCCTTATGGAAGTTGATAAATAATTGTGCCTAAAAGACGCTTTGTTCCACTCGCCGTCCAAGCACTAGCAGAAGGGCCATAATATGCATTTACCGTAGAGGAATTTTTATCGAGAGCAAAATGGCCTATGTTAATTGTTGAATTATCATCTGTCCGAATTGGGCCGCGATAGTCCGCCGTGTTCGATGATGCGGATGGAAGCGTTAAAGACGTTGATGTTGAGTTACTCGTGCCATCAATCAATATTTGGACAAAGCGAGTTTTGCCGATGTCCTTGTAGTAAATCTGCTTTGTTGAGAAGGATGACCATCCTGTTACGGTGGATGATGCAGAATAGTCAGTCCATGATGTTTCTAAAACGCCACCTACGAAAGCAATCGCCCGCCACCTGCTACTCGTCGAGTCGTACTGCACCACCGCCACCTGATCGGCAGCGAGCGTGATGTCGGCAGAGAGGGCGAAGCGGTTCGCCGCCGTGCTAGATGCCGATTCATCCTTCAGCACGATGGCGTTCGCGCCGACGTTGTGCAGCAAGAGGACGCGGCCATCTGCACCCCCAGCCAGGCCGGTGATGTTGCGAGAGGCATCGCTCGACAGGCGCAGTGTCGAGGCGGTGGAAAGGCCGGTCGGGTTGTAGTCGTTTTGGTCGGCGGTAATCTGCGCCGGGGTGATGTCGGCGGAAAGAATAAAGGTCGGCCCGACCTGCGTCCCGTCCGCTTTCTCAATCTCGGCCCGAAATGTCGTCGTTGTGATGGCGTGAATCGTCACGATATCGCCAGCGGCGGCTGTGTAGTCCGCCGCACCTTGCACGGCGATGTTGGCGTTGTTTCTGAAAATGGTTCCGGCGGCGGGGTACAGCACCCGCGAGGCTCCGGCCTGCGGCGCATCGGGGAAGTCAGTGATATCCGGCGTTCCGGTGACGGCGACTTCATTCCCTGCGGCTGCCCAGATTGGCGTGTCCGTGGCATGGCCTGTGACGGTGGCGCGGGCGGTGTTGAGGGCGCCGGTCATGCCGTTGCTGCCGTCGCGCTTGATCAAGGTATTGACATCCACCACGCCCAGAGCCTGAACATCCTTGTTTTCCAGCGCCGTTTCACCCGCATTCCATCCGAGCATCTTATCGGCTTCCGGCACAGGCAGTTCCGTGCTGACGCCAGTTGTGCCAAGTGCCAAGGCAATGCTACGGTCCGTGCGTTCATTCACCTGCTGCATGATCATGACGGCGCGGTCAATGTCATCGTCCAGCGTGGCCGCCGGCAGATCTCCGTTCTCCTGGTAATCCGTCGTCCGTTCGATAGCCATGTTGCGCGCACGAACGACGGTCGTTCCGTTGGCTGGCGCCGAGACGAATGTCACATTGCCGCCACCATCGACGCCAACCCCGCTTACCGAATAGTCCGTCGTCAGCGTCTTGGTGACGCCATCGACCTGGACCAGCATGTCGGCTGCGGCCAGAATCTTGAAGGTGTAGGGGAAAACAGTGGTGACGCCGTTGCCGGTCGAGGAATTGACCGGCGTCTGTTCGGTGACGGGCATGGCAAAACCTCCGCGCGATTATTCGCGCTAGTTTTTCACCATGAGGGGGGCATTCTTCCCTATTTCTAGGTTAAAACTCGACTTCTACCTCATGCACGCCGCCATCCGGGCGCCAGTCTCCGCCGCCGCGTTCGGCCAATGTGCGATCCGGCACGGCGCGCAGGCGCTCCGGCGTGTCTGTGATGGCGCCGGCACCGGCGTCTATGTAGTCGTCCTTCTGGTCTTTTTCTGCCGGATTGAAGTCGCGCAACTGATCGAAGAACGGGCCGTCGAGCACTTCGGCATGCGCCCATAGCATGTTCGATGTCAGGATGCCCTCATAGGCTTCCAGGATGCGGCGATTCTTGTTGATGACGGCTTGTTCCTCCTTCACGCCGCACAGCAGCTTGCGCTGCTTCAGGCAGGCTTTCAGCACGGCCGGGGCGAAGGCGCCGATGCCGTTGGTTTCCACCACCACGCGCGGAACGGCATATTGCTCGATCAGGTCGCACAGTTGCCATACCTGCCCGCCGGTGATGGTCTTGCCGTCCTCGGCGAACTCGGCCACGTCTCCGGTTAGCCTGGGCGTGCGGTGCAGATAGCGGCAACCATGTTCGTCCTGCAGCACCATCGCCACGGCCGAAACGTCGCTTTTCAGCTTGCCAGATGACGGGTCCCAGCGGCAGGCCATGCCGGCAATGCGGGCCTTCCCGAGCCACATGGACACGGCACCATTCGCCCGCCGGATCTCCGGTTCGACCGCATAGCGGATGATCCTGTCAGGGTTGAGGCGCACTTCCGATACCGGCTTGCTGTGGAGCTGATACTGACTGTCCCACTCGTTCAGGGTGCGGCATTGCCGGCGGCGCTTGGCCATTTCTTCCGGCGTGAAGCGTTCCGGCCAGGCGCAGCCCGCATAGCAATCAACCACGCGGGCGGGCGGTTTGGCAAAGACCAGTTCATTGCCCTCCACCCTGTAATCGAGGCCCGGCTTCAACAGGGCGGCAAATTCGCCGATGCCGGCAAAGACGTATTCCGGCCTGAATGGCAGCTTGTAGCGTGCCCTGGTTGCATTCTCGATGCGGTGCTCATGTTGGAAAAGCGGGATTCTCAGCACGTCGGCCCCCAGCCTGCCCTGCTCGTCATAGATGGAATCATGCGTATGTGGCGTGCCGACGAACAGGCGCCGGCCACCGGGCACGAGAATGTGAATCTGCTCGCCCAGGCGGTAGCGCAGCTTCTCGCGGGCCTCGGGCGTGGCGATGTTGCGCGGCACTTCCACATCGTCATTCTGGATTTCATCGGCGCGGGACGAGGTGATGTTCGACAGGATGCCGGCCGCCTGCATGGATGGGTTGCGCTGGTCGGTTGCGCCAGGCACCCACCAGAAGGAAACCTCGCCCTCGGTTTCGCCCATGTGGCGCGTCAGGGGATGGCGTTGGATGACGTGCTTGGTGTCCCGCGCGGTCTTGTAGGCCGTGCCATCCTGGTCGCCCTGATGCAGGATGCGGTACTGCGGATTGCGGTAGTAGCGCCAGGCGTTGTAGACGGCCAGGTGCGTCGACTTTGCCGCCCCGCGGAACACCTTCAGGACACCAAGGTCGCCGCGGTTTTCCAGCCAGTCGGCCATCGTGTAGTGAAAATCCGGGACATCCCATCCCTGATATTCCGCCCACAGATGGAAGAAAACCGGATAACTGACCGGCTCGGACATTTCACTTTGCAGGCGTGCCGTCCTTCGCCCGCTTGAGGATGGCGTCGACCTCGCCGCGCGCCCGCTTGATCATGCGGTCGACGGCCTCCTTTTCCTCGTCCGGGTCAAGGTTGAACCTGCCTTCCCGCGTGCGCAGCATGATGAAGCCCTCGACCTTGGCCGCGACGGTCAAAGACTCCTTGGCCATCTTGGTCAGGAAGTAGCGGTCGCCCCGGTCTTCCCGGCTTTCGATGCCCAGCTCGTCGGCGGCATTCAGTTCCTCGATGGCGTGATCCACCGCCTTGTCCTGAATGGCGCGCAACTTTTCTTCCTGATCCTTGCTGATTGCCATGTCACTCTCCTATCGCCGCGCCGAGGTTCGGCGCCCTGTCCGGCAGGGTTTCGCCCGGTGTCCACCACCAGTCCTGCCCGTATTCCTTCGCCGTCTTGCTGCGAATGTTCGACAGATAACCCGGCGAAAGCGCCTCCATCGCCTGCTGCCAGATCAGGTGATCGATGGCGGCCTTTGCGTACCAGATATTTCCACCAGGGACAAAGCCTTTCGCATCCTGCAGGGTTTGTGCGCCCAGGTGCGTTTCCTTGCCCTCCATTGCCTTCTTTGCGGCGGTGAGGGGTTGCACCAGCCCCATCTCGAGCAACGGGCCGACGGTCGGCCCGGCCAGCGCCTCAAGCGGCCCGGAGCCGTAGCGGGTCTGGTTGACCGAATAAAGGAAGTCGCCATAGATGCCGAGCGCCCCGCCCTGCAGGAAAGCCGCGGGCCAGAACTTCCAGGCACGTTCGGGAGAAAGCATGTCGCGCGGGTCCTTGCCGGAGAGCATTTCCCGCGTCTGGATGAGCATGGCGCCGGCAAGCGTGGTCGCCGTCACCAGATAAGCCGTCATTGCCGCCTTGCTGACTGGCGTGTCCTTGTTCGCCACGGCATCCGCCATGCGGTGGAACATCGCCCAGGGGAAGGATTTGAATTGCAGCACCGAGCGGGCGATTTCCCCCTTGACTGTGCCGCGCTGCAAGTCGCCGTAGAAGGCGGCGCGCTCCTTCCAGCCCGGCGTCACGATGGCGAACTCTGCTTCGGTATTGACGGCACCGAGCAGCTTGACGATGGCGTTGCGCTTGGCATCGGCGTCGATGCCTTCGATGCGGCTGATGGCCTCAGGCGTCAGGGCATGGGTATTGCCGTGGCCAATGTCCTGCAATTGGGCCTGTTGCCAGATTTGCCAGTCCGCCTCGGTGATGCCGTAATTCTTCAGGGTGCGGATGTCGGCCCCGTCCAGATCGGAAAATCTCCTGCCTGCGGCAATCTGGTCGCCGATGGCGCTCATGAGCGAAGCGCCAAATGCCCCCTTGCGGAAGTCGTTGATGGCGTTCATGCCGGTCACGCGCATGACGGCATTGGCCAACTTGCCGGTGAAGCCGGTCTGCCCCAGGCCCTCATAGAAGCGCGCCAAGCCACTGCGCACGCTGTCCAGCATCAGCCCTTGCTGTTGCAGCAGCCGGCGGTCGGCCGCGTTCGCCGGATTCAGCACGGCCAGCTCGGTGCGCCACCGCTGCATCATCGGCAGATTGTTCAGGTGGCTTACCGCCTCCATCATCGGCTTGTCGCC